TATATATACTTTTACGGAAATATGGATACCCGAATCAATCAAATCGGTTTAAAGTCATATGGGACAATACTGTTGAATTTTATATTGAAAAATGGTGTGCTTTAGCGAACAAAATGCATGATAGTCTCAATGCTATTTTAAGCATCACAGATGATGAAGTTAACAAAAATAAAACGAAGTCCAAACACTGGTTAAATAGCGATATGTATAATGGAGACGTTACAGAATTTTCAAGTACAATAAAAAGTCTTCCTGAAAATACAACTATTTTTGTTATAAAAGATTCATCATAATTATTAACCAAGGTGAAATGCACCGCGGAAAGGAGATATAATACTCATCAATTATTGGTTGATGGTTATATGTCTGAAAAAGGAAGACTATTCGATCCTGAATATTACGAGGATTGTTTTCCTGAACTATCAACGACATTACAATCTGTTCAAAAGTCAGACATGCAAAAAGTATGCAAGATAGCTGGAATGTCTAAAGGTGTTTCCAGTCGTATTCAAACCGCTTACATAGTATGCACGGAAAATCCGCATTTAGTTTTACGAAAAGAAGGAAATCTCTTGAGAGCTTGCACTACAATACTTATGTATTGTTCTCCTTCAAAAGGTGGAGCGATGAAATGGAATTTCATCGCGTATCCGGGTATTAACAGTGCTGGTGGTCCTTCTACTGAAAAATACATGTCTATTGCTGACTTATTTAATATGCGTAATCGTGTTTAATTTTCAATATCATTCATATTGAAAATGCTCAGAAGAGTTCATCATATTTCTAGATTGATTTAGAAATATTTCTAAATGCATTATGCATAAGTATATTATCACTCATAAGAATTAGAGTTGGAGCCAAATCTAAACTTAGAGCATTTTTCAGGTTAATTTTCCAATTATTGGTATCTGAATAAACCTCTTGCTGACACAATCTAATTACAGTCAAACCATTTTTAAGGGCTTGCTTAATCTTAAAACAATCCCTTATATTACAGTCAGTTGGATTCAACCAATCAGAAACCTGTTTATAATGTTGGATTCCGTCGAGTTCAACAATAGTCTTTAAAGAAGGGATATAAAAATCATAAGGAAGATGACAATGATTATTAGGATTTCGACAAAAATCTGCCCGATAATCATAGATGGTATCGGAAAATAATGATAATAAGAACGGAACAACTTCCCTTCCGTTTTATTTTTGCATGCGGGACACCCAGCCCCTTGCAAATGAGCCACAGGCTTCTGTTTAGATATACGATGTTTATTGCATATAATGTGTACACGTATCTATGTACTCAACATTGGAGTACTTGTATTTTTTAGCCTTTGAAATAAATTGTTCAGTATTTGTGCATAAACCTATGCATCCCTTACAACCGAATTTATATTTAAGATGATTGTAAGATATCTGTTCGAATTTGCCGTGTTCGGAGCATATGATTTGAACAGGAGTATGCGTATCTATGTACTCAACATTGGAGTAGGCAAACCAGTTGCCATATTTTTCATATGCTTTTTGGATGAAGTCTACAAGACTTGAACGTTGATTCAAACTACTATTTAGACAACCACATTTTGGACAACCAGCACCTTTTTCATGAGAATATGGAACATGCTTAAAGTCTCCGTGTTTTAAACACGTGATAATTAGGTTGGTACGAGCATTAAGATATTTGGTTTTGATATAACTGTACTTATTTTCATGCTTTTTATTACATACATCTATGAATTCTTCTGTTGTTCTACGCAGGTTATTTGCACATTTTGAACAACCACAACGTGGGTGATTTTTAGGTGTTTGTTCAAAATCCCCATGTATTTTACATATTATAATTACCTTGTCTTTCATTTTTGAGAATTTAACAAGCGAATAATCGTACTTATCTCCATGATTGCTCTTGATACGAATTTTTCCATTAGTATGCTTATTACCATACTAATATTTTCATTTTTATCGCATCGGGCAACTACCCCCAGCACATTCTCCTTCAGCTATCATTTCCTCACTCTCAACCACGTAACAAATACCCTCTACGCTATCAATAGGCTTGCATTTGCTCACCATATTTTCATAAACCTCTTTAGTTATTGCTTCTAAAGGGGCTTGATCAAATCCATGTCCACTATGCAACAAGAAGCTTACAGTCTTCACACTATTATTGTAATTCAACATCAACCATTCCTTAATTGAACCCAGTTCTTCCTTCCGATAATACACAGTAATCGATACACTATTATCACTCCACTCGGTCTGTAACCTCTTCATCCATTCGAGTTGTTGAACAGCACTGCAATTTTCAGCCAAAATAGTTCCTTCAGGCAATCTATAAGGGAATGAAATGATCTGTGTCGTATGGTCAAAAGTTCCATCATATTTACGAGAATATTCCACGTGATACCCATGATTCTTTGCAAGGTTGATAAGAGGATTTTCGGAAGAAATTCGAATTCTCCTTATGTAAAATTGAGCGAACCCCGGATGGACCCCGCTCGTTGTACTAGCTAATAATGACAGGCTGCCAGAAGGTTTTACCGTACAAATCTTAATTGAAGGTGAAAATCCCTTCTCAATGCTGTATTTCTTGTCAAACTCTCGTAAGAACTTGTAGCAATCGGGCAACCACTGTCTCTGTTCCTCAGTTGCCTGAAGGTAACCAGTCACACCAATACCCATTCGCATATTCTTATGAATAACACGCTCAGATTCCTTGCTATCTGGGAAAGGAAGTGCGAGAGAATGCTTGCATACACGATAGATATACTTTGCACAAGTGAAAAGCTCTTCCTTTGAGGAAATGTTTGGAAGGTACAATTCGCCCAAACAGCAAGTTTCCTTGTTATTAAGACTCTGTTCCGCGCAAGGATTGTACCCAACAACATCAGGATCTGGGTATTGAGTCTCTCCGAGACGACCACACTTGCGACTCAAATTAAGATTAATTAATCCATAAGGCTCTCCATTACCTTCGTATCCATCCCAAAATTCTGCATTATCCAATATCTCATTGATATCATTACAAACGACTGAATTGTTTGAATAAGCACGATAATTCGGAATATTCCCCAAATCCCAACGCTTTGCACGAAGATATTCTTGGTCTTTGCAATCTCCTAGAGCAAGAAGAGCGGACCTTCGAACATTTCCACTCACGACTACCATTCCAATAATATTCATAATATCAAGAGCGTCAATCGGGCGCATATTTTGACCAGCACGCTTGTTCAAGATTTCATCAATCTTTGCCATCCCTTCACAAAGAACTTCAGGGCCAGAAGCAAGACCTCCGAAGCCCTTGATTGGAGCGCCCTTACTCCTCAATACAAGACATGAATAAGTAAAATTCTCACCAGAATAGAAATGTGACTTTAACACCTTTCCAAGCAACTTGATCCAACCCTCCCGTGAATCAGGGACAATAAAATCTGCATCATTCGTATCCTTTCGAATATTGAGCGCGTACTTAACAGTAGGCATATTCACCATATCTTCAGGCAAGATACGGAAGCCAATTCCAGCACCAAGCATAAGCAAATTCATAGTCCAAGTAAAAGGTTCGATTGGACTATCCACAACCACAGATGCACAATTCTGAAGACTCGGAAGTCCCAAAGTATCAACAGTTTTCGTTCCAAGTTGCCATAAGAAACGGCCAGCGACCGAACATTTCAAATTATATAAGAGGGAAAATAATTCTTGAGATTCTTCATCTGAAAATCCAACATGCAGTTGCTTATTCGTAGCAGTAACAACTCTGTCAATACATTCGTGCCATGATTCAATAGTGCTATGAGGGTCATTCTCATCATGCCTTCGGGAATAGGTTCGAAGGAACGTAAACAATCCGACCGTGCTAAAGGGAGCAGGGCCTTCAGACTTGAATTTACTTTGGGTTTTCAACATTTTTATATAATAATATAAAAAAAGTAGATTTTCAATTTTATTTTTCCGCGTCTTTTTCATTACGCGAATAAGTAACGTAATAATCATCGTTCAATCTTGAATAACATATGTTAACGACAACCTGACTGTGACCGTCTACAGCAGCCTTCTTAATATGATCCAGTATATCATTGTATACATCTGGTTTGCTAGAATATGAGCTCCAAAAAATTTTAGTATTAAGCAAGTTTTTGGTCTCGTTTACACGTTCGCTCGCATCACCCAAGCCCGGATGACACCCCCTCACAGTAACACTTTGTTTAGCCTTAAGAAGGCGATTCAGTATCTTTTCATTTTGATTTATTTTGAAATCAAAAATAATTTTTCATTCTTAGTCATTCTTATCCTTATCCTTTTTCAAAAAAGTTGCAGTGTTCATCACAACACGGAGTGTCTTGCGAATACTTGTCGCAACAAGTGTCAGACCACCCATTCCAAAAAGCCAGTCATGTCTGATAAACGCGACATAGAGTGAAAAGAATAGAATGTAGAGCTGTGCAAAAAGGAGTTGCATCCCAAGATCACGAAATCCCTTTCGATACGTCACAAGTATATCCTTCGTTTCGTTATGAGAAACCTGCTCGTTATTTAAATCAAGCGTGAGATATCTCTTCTTCACTTCTTCTGTGTCAATTTCGATCTGTAAATTACAAAGTTTCTTCTGTGCATTCAGAAACAGATTCTGTTGAACTACGAGCTGTGTAATCATAATTTCCTCGATTCCAGTTTTCTTATCCTTTTTGGGAAGGGAAATCTGAATCTTGTTCGTGTCATCTCCATCAGAATTGTCTTCAACTGTTGCATTGACAAAGTGATTTCTCTCATCTTCATTATGGGCAAATTCTTCCTGAAATTCGTTAATCTTCTTTTTAGACATTTGAAAAATATACTGTGTGTTTTTCCAAAATCATTTTTAAAATTTAAAAAATGATTTCGTTTCGTTTGAACAACTCGAAATAAATGCATTACAAAACCGTCCCAAACAATACACACTGTAACACAGTCAATATTCGTTCCTACGAACCCTATGCGTCAACTTCAGAAGGGTTTGTTGTCCACTCGTATTGGTGGAATACTCTAAATTCTGTTGCAAAATCACAGATTTCTAAACTTGATCCTAAAATCACGAATATGGAGTTTCCGCATTCAACAACTGAGGATAAGACACATGAAGAAGCTGTTGCTTATATTGCATATGTAGAATCCTTTGATTATCAACACTGGTCATATTTAACATCTTCGACATTGATTCTCATCCCTCCAGACATGAAGAAGAAATTAGCAAGTGCAAATATTTCAGGCTTTATACATCCTGAATTGACGGGATGGATTCAGAATATTTCTCTTCCATTCGATACTTGCTTTGCAAAACTGTCCGGAACTTCAGGAAAGAATGAAAAAAGAGTGAAGCCAATTCGAACTCTTGAAGATTTAACCACCTTTCTTTGCGGTGGAAATTTAATACTTGTTTCGAGAGAATTTGCAGTTGAAAATAAAGATACGTATCTAATCTTTTCAGAATGGAAAGATTTGGACAATCGAAACGAGTTTCGAGTATTTTGCAGGAATAAAAAAATAATTGGAGCAAGTCAACAGTTTACTGGACATTATTTCCATTACACCCAAGATGAGATTGAGCAATTTCTCAAAGCATTTGAAGAAATGAATCTGAATTCGATTCCATATTTTGAGTATACATTAGATGTGTATTTTGGAAATGAAGAAATGAATCTTATTGAAATAAATCCATTTGGAGCTCATTCTGGATGCGGTTCTTCTCTGTTTGAGTGGGAGAGATATTGAGATTTTCTCAGGGGATTCGCATTCAGATCCAGAATTTAGGTACGTATCACACTCAATGTATATGTAAATTTAAATGATTATTATTTAAATTTAAATGTTAATACCTTATATGACTTTGCTTTCAAATCACAGGATGTCCGTTACAGGAATCGTACACATTGGAGCGCATACATGTGAGGAACTGGTCCAATATAATCAAGGAGGAATTAGTACCGATAAGGTAATATGGTTCGAGGCTATGCAAGAACTTGTTGATAGATGTGTTAGAGAAATACCTCGCGTACGAATTTATCAAGCTGTTCTATCAAACGTTGATGGGCAAGAAACCAATTTCATAGTGACGAATAACTATCAATCAAGTAGTCTTCTCGAATTGAAGGATCATCTAGTTATGCATCCTGATATTCATGAAATTCGGCGTGATAGAGTGGTGACAACCACATTCAAGACTTATATCGAGAAAAATAAGGTAGATGTCTCTTTTGCAAATTTCTTGAATCTTGATATTCAAGGAATGGAACTTCCTGTTCTTGCAGGAATGGGGAAATATTTAGATTCTTTCAAATATATTTATACTGAAGTGAATACACGAGAATTGTACAAAAATTGTACCTTGTTAAATGAGTTGGACTTGTTCCTTAATATAAAAGGCTTTGTGAGAGTTGATATTGCAATGACTTCATGGGGTTGGGGTGATGCATTGTACATTCGAAGAGACTAACTCGCCGAGATTAGTCCTTCTTTTTCACACGAGTCTTCTTCTCCTCCTTCTCAATCAACTTCAGCCAAGAAAGATAAGCAGTCTGGAATTCATTCAGGTCATTAATCCAAATTTCTTTTTCAGAGATAGACGCAATTCTATCTCTATTTTTAATATGAGAGGCGATATCGTTCGAAATCTTGTCAATCTTCTCTGTTGTGATATTTCTAAACTGAAGATGAAGAAGATAATCGTAATCGCGATTGGAATCGGTTTCTTCATCTTCTTCTTCCTCCACCTCTTTTTCTTCTGCCTTCGTTACTCGATTTCTATAATAGTTCTTGGAATCTAATTCTTTCACCATGTCATCGATTTTACGAGATTGCCTTCCGCATGCAGTCTCAATAAAGAGTTTGAATGTACCTTCCAAAACCTCAATTAAGAATCGCTTCTTATTTCCAAGAATTTCATTCTCTCTATTGATTTCGTCAATCTGTTTCTGCTTCCGCTTAATGTAATAAGCGAAACGAACTCTGCAGAAATCATCAATAATTTCATCAGGTGTATTGTATTTGCGAAGCTGTTGCACATCCGTAAACATACACATATTTCCGCTGTTTATTGTGCTATGGAGTTCGAGAGTATTTTCATTGCAAGCTAATCCATCACTTGCTTCAAGAATTGTAAAACTCACTTTCTCAGGAGTGGAGTGATTCTTGAATCTTGCAATCACTTTATCCTCTCTCCATTTCTCCAACTTTTCCTTATAGGAATTGGTCCAAACACCAACAGGAAGTTCATCAACATGCCATCCATTTCCTTCCTGTTTAACATTACCCCACGAAATGAACTTACAAGGATCATCAGTCTTGTTGATTATACCAGTATAACCACGATACCAAGGCACTAAATCGGGCAATATTGAAGTGTTATTTGCATCGAATGCAGAGTTGCTGTTATTGAGCCATAATTTAATCGATGCAATTAAGTCTAACGGATTATAGCAAGGAATTGAACTTGACCAACCAGTGCCAATTCCAGTAATACATCCATTCACAAGAATCATTGGAATAATCGGAACATAGAAATAAGGCTCAATCTTTTCACCATCATCTTCACGATAGGTAAGTAAAGAATCGTCTTCGGGCCTAAAGATGAGACGAGTCAACGCATCCAGCTTGGTGAAAATATACCTACCAGCTGCTGCATCTTGACCACCGCATAACCTTGTTCCAAATTGTCCATCACGATAGAGAAGTGGAATATTGTTACTTCCAACATAAGCATTTGCCATGTGAGTAATAGTTAAGAATAAGTTATGCTCTCCATGGTGATACGCGGATTTTTCAGCAACTGAACCTGCAAGTTGTGCAACTTTGAGAGTCTTTCCAGAGTATTTGAGCTTGCGTAAAAAAGTCACAAATAAAACCTTTCGATGCCCTACTTTCAGACCATCCATCAAATTAGGAATGCTCCTTGCACAATCTGCATGAGAAAACTTGATGAGTTCCCCATTAATGAAATCGGTAATTGATAATTGTTGTTTCTCTTCAAGATTCTCTTTCCATTTCAAAACTGTCTTTTCTGGGTCGTAAGTCTCAAGCCATTCTTTCCGTGAATTCGCGTACTTCTTGTGGAAAGCTTTATTCATCGTGTCAAAGGTTTTGTCATCTGTTTGAAATTCAACAAGTTTCTTCCCAAAAGAATCGTAGATATCTTCCGTGTTATTTGTACCCAATCCCTTGAAATATTTCTTTTCAATTTTCTTATCAGGATATTTCTTGCTAAAAGCATCTACATATCTACGATACTCATTTTCATCGTAGAAAAAGATGTGTTTATTTCCAACTGTAACCTTCACAATTAGAGTTTGCATCGAAGTTAAGAATGATTCTTTCCGAAGAAGTAAACTCGGAAAGAGAGAATGGAATAGATTCTGAAGTAACCCGCTAATATGAATTCCATCTGTATCGGCATCTGTAAGAATCAGAACCCTTCCATAACGAAGCTTCTTAAAGGTTGCATCAACAGTGTAATCTGTATTAATTTTAACTCCGAGAGCCTTGATAATATCATCAACCACTGCATTATTTGCAATTGTTGAAGGTGTCGCATTTCGAGTGTTCAAAATCTTACCTCTCAAAGTGTAAATTCCGAACCAATCACGTCCACTCTTTCCAAAAGCTCCGTGAGTAATACCATGAGTTGCATATGTCTTGGCAGAATCTCCCTCGACCAAAATAAGGGTGCATTCAGTTGCATGAGGACCACCTTCATTATTCGCAGAGTCAAGACCTTCAATTTTGACATACTTATTCTTTCTTTCAATCTTTTTCAGTCCAACCATTTCCTTTGCACGAATTAAATCTTGAAGCCTCTCCATTACGGGCCACCTTCCAATCGTTGTGAAATGAGTCTTTTTCACCTCAGCTTCAACTGTTGGTGACTCTAGCTTAGTTTTTGACTGGCTATCAAACTCAGGCTTTTTCACAGATGCAACAACAAAAAGCCGGAAGAATTGCTTCACATCTTTGATATTGAGCTGAGGCTTCTTTGGCTTGTTGAATTTTTCAACAAGTGGCCGAAAAATAGCTTCTGTCCATGCATCGACATGAGTTCCTCCCAAAAGTGTGCAAATACCATTCGCAAATGACACAGATTGAAATTCACTCGCTTGAGTAAGAACAACCTCACACTCTTGAGTTTTAATGTACAACATATTTTCTATATTTTCAGTTGCATACAATTTTGCATAATCTTGGAGTGACTTCACTGGAATTAGCTCATCGTTGAAATAGAAATCGAGCTTCGTAATCATTGCAGCATCAACCACGTATTTCTTATAGATATTTAGAATGTCTTCCGAATATCCTGAAATCCCAAACTGCTTAAAATCTGGTGTATAAGTAACTTTTGTATAGCCGATTTTCTCAGTCGTACTCTTGATTACCGGATCCTCAGCCTCCTTCATATTTGAAGTCCAAGTCTGCGAAAAGAGTTTCTTCTTCGTTGGATCGAGTCCCTCAACTGTGAATTTCTTTGAGAAAATATTTGTTACTTTTCCACCTAATCCATTCCTCCCTGAAATATCCTCGCGGTCTTCATCATCGTCATAGTTCGAACCAGTCAAAAGATGGCCGAAAATAAGAGTATGATTATAACATTTTTCAGTTGAATGCATTTCAATCGGAATAATATCTCCGTCATTCCATACGGAAGTCTCTCCGGTCTCAGAATCGACAGTGATTCGGATTTCAGTCGCTTTGAACTTGGTGCTCTTACTTCTTGCTACATTATCCACTGCGTTTGAAAGTGGCTCGATAAAGATTCTTAAAATTGCAGGAGAGATATC